AGCCATGCAGGAAACCATGCAACCCTAAGAGGAAGAACGCATGAACAAGAGCGAAGCAGCAGTAGAAAATGAAATCCAAGCAAAGGGCTTGACCGCTCCGCGCCTGACCCCGCAGCTGATCGATGACGCTGTAGTTGCTGGTGACTATCACCGATTCCCAGGCACTACCGTCACCGTCTGCTGCCTGACGCTGAAGAACGGCTTTACCGTTATCGGCGAAAGCGCTTGTGCGAGCCCGGAAAACTTCGACGAAGAGCTTGGGCTAAAGATTGCCCACGACAATGCGCGCAACAAGATCTGGCAGCTTGAGGGTTACCTTCTGCGCCAGCGCCTGCATGAAGCCGCACCTCTGACCAGCGGCCATATCGAAGCAACTGAGGAATAACCAATGACTCCTGAAGAACTTGCAAGCCTCACCGAGGAAGAGCGCGCCGGCTATGAAGACGACGAACTTGACGACGATGAAGGACAAGACGCTGCTGATGATGCTGGCGACGATGCTGCTGCTGATGACGGCAGTGATGACGCTGACGACGATCAGCCGGGCCGTGACGATGGGGCCGACGACAAGCCTGCAGCTGCACAGCCGGAGAAAGAGCCCGAGCTGGATCGCCCCGCGCCTGTAAGCCTGATCAATGCCCAGGCACCCGCCGACGTTGACGCCAAGCTGGCCGCGCTGGATGCAAGCGAGAACGATGCCGCCGAGAAGTTTGACGACGGCGAAATGACCGCTGCTGAGTACCGTGCCGAACTGCGACGCCTGAGTAAGGAGCGTGGTGATCTGGAATGGCAGGTGCGCAAGGCTGAGCTTTCCGAGGAAGCGCGCAGCGCCCAGGTTGAGCAGTCGTGGAACAGCGACTGCGCTGACTTCCTGGCCAAGCATCCCGAGGTAATGACCAACGAAACCCGGCAGAGCAGCTTTGATGCCGTGGTGCGCAAGGTCACCGCCGAGTCAATGAACGCCGGCAAGATCCCTGGCATGGCCGACCTGAACAAGGCGTACAAGCAGTGGGCCAATGATATTGGCATTGCACCGGCCAAGACTGATGCTAAGCAAGCCAAGGCCGCGCCAGGTAAGCGGGAAATCCCGCCGACCCTCGGCATGGTGCCCGCAGCTGACATGACGGACACGGACAGCGGCGAGTACGCGCAGCTGGATCGACTGATGAACAGCGACCCTCTCGCATACGAAGCAGCCCTGGCCAAGATGTCCCCGGCTGAAGCTGACCGCTACCTGCAAAGCCAATAAGGAGAAACACAGTGGCCCTTAAATACGATCTTCGCCCTGGTGAAAGCATTACCATAGGCGGTGCGACCGTCAAATTGGTCAAGAAATCCGGGCAGTTAGCCAGCCTGGTGATCGAGGCAGACAAAAGCATCAAGATCGAAGGGCCAGAAAAACGCGAGCAAGGCCGGCATGCGCTGGCTTTGCAAGCATAATCGTTTGCCTTTTGCAAACGCCTATTCGATAATCAGAACGAGCGCTGCGCAAGACGTGCGGTATCGACGCAACTTTTTGCATCAACCCGCATGAGGGCACAGCGCCATGGGTCAAACAACGGTTCCCTTCGGTGATCCGAAGGCACAAAAGAAATGGTCTGGGCAGCTTTTTGTCGAGACTGCCAAGAAATCCTACTGGGAGCGGTTCATCGGCGAGTCCGAGAACAGCATTGTCCAGCGCAAGACTGAGCTTGATAGCGATATGGGCGACCGTATCAGCTTCGACCTCTCCGTCCAGCTGCGCGGCAAGCCCACCTCCGGCGACGATCGCGTCAAGGGTAAGGAAGAATCGCTAAAGTTCTTCACCGACGAGATCATCATCGACCAAATCCGTAAAACGGTTTCGGCTGGCGGCAAGATGACCCGCAAGCGCCAAGCGCACGACCTGCGCAAGGTGGCCAAGGATCGTCTGTCTGACTACTGGTCCATGTACATCGATGAGCTGCACTTCATGTATATGTCCGGTGCTCGCGGCATCAACGAAGACTACATCGAGCCCGTTGGCTACGAAGGTCACGCCGGCAATCCATTCCGTGCACCGGATGCTCAGCACATCCTGTACGGCGGCGATGCCACCAGCAAGGCGACCCTGGACGCAACCGACACCTTCAGCCGTAACCTGGTTGAGCGTGCAACCGTCAAGGCTCGCATGATGCGCGCCAAAGATCCGAAAGCGGCCAACATGCTGCCGGTCACCGTCGAGGGCGAGAAGCATTACGTCATCGTGATGACTCCGTTCCAAGAACACGACCTGCGCAACGAAACCGGCGAGCGTGGCTGGCTGGAAGTGCAGAAGGCTGCTGCTGGTGCCGAAGGCCGCAAGAACCCGATCTTCAAGGGTGGCCAGGGCATGATCAACAACGTGGTGCTGCATAGCCATGAGTCGGTTGTCCGCTTTGCTGACTACGGCGCTGGTAGCAACGTCGCCGCAGCTCGCGCCCTGTTCCTCGGCCGTCAGGCTGGTGTGTGCGCCTACGGTACTGCCGGTGGCCTGCGCTACACCTGGAAGGAAGAGATGGACGACTTCGAAAACGAGCCGGTTGTCTGCGCTGGCACCATCATCGGTGTGAGCAAGACCCGTTTCAACGGTCGCGACTTTGGCGTCTGCGCCATCGACACCGCCGCCACCGACCCGAACGTCTAAGCCCTGGCTTAGGCGTCACAAGAGGATTTGAACATGGCTATTAAGCAATCCGCTTGGCCGAAGGGGAACAAGCAGTCCCCACGGCCTCAAACGTTTGGTGCGGTGCATACCCAGCTCTTCACCTACGAAATCCCCACCGCAGCTTCTGCGCTGGCAACCACTGACATCCTGGAAATCGGCGAGCTTCCACCGTATGCCGTGATCAGCGATGCCATTCTGTTCACCGAAGGCACCTTCACAGGTATCACCGCCAACGTGGGGCTGATGTCCGGCACCTACGGCGACGCTGACTCGGTGCGCACCTCCGGTACTCAGCTGTACGCAGCTGCTGACCTGACCACCTTCGCCCGACTGGGCAAGGGTGATCCTCTGCTGATTGCGCGCAGTGAAAACTCGCGTGGCATTGGCCTGGTAGTATCCGGCGCTGTTGCTGCTGCTGCCGGCAAGAAGATCCACCTGCAGCTGAGCTACACCCAGTAACAGGTGAGCGCAACAAAAGAGCCGGGGCATATCCCGGCTCTTTTCCAATCGAGGAACGCCCTATGAAGATTGAAAGCATCATCCGCCGCAAAGCGGGTACGCGCATCCAGCTGGAAGAGCAGCACTACCACTTCAAGCCGACCGAAGACGACGAGCGCCACTGCGCCGAGGTAGGCATCGAGGCACACGTAGAGCGCCTGCTGTCGATCACTGAGGGCTTCCGCCCAGCTGACGAGCCAGCAACCGAAGCACCCAAGATTAAGGGCAGCGTGGTGCATCCCGCACTTTTCACGTTGACCAATGGCGAAACCCTGACCCTGGCAGAGCTGACTTCCCGTGCATTCACGGCAAGCGGCATGGACCTTACTGCCTGGAATGCCCTGAGCGACCAAGAGCGCTACGAGCAGCTTGATACCACCTTGGGTGAAATCAACGAGGAACTGGTAGCGCCGAGCGCACCGACTCTTGAGCCCGAAACCAAGGACGAGCCGGCCACTACTGAAACCAAGACGGTGGACGAAGCCGACGACGAATCTGTCGATGACGAGACGGTAGCCAAGGACAAGCCGGCCACCGAGGCCGTACTCAACCGCGAAGCCCTGGCCACTCAGTACGAAGCCAAGTTCGGCAAGAAGCCACACCACAAGCTGAGCGCCGAGCGCATCAAGCAAGTGCTTGAGGACGCATAATGCCAATTCTCGCCAGTGAAGTTCTAAAGCGCACCGCTATCATCCTCAACGATGAGCAGTACGTGCGCTGGCCTGTAGAAGAGCTGCTGGACTGGCTTAACGACGCAGCTGCTGAAACGGTCATCCGCCGACCAGCAGCCCGCGGCGTTACCGGCACCATCACACTGGTTGAGGGCATCTTACAGTCGATTCCAGACGGCGGGATCGAACTGATGGACATTCCTCGCAACGTGGCCGGTCGCGCGATTCGTCGTACTGACCGCCAGTTGCTGGATGACATCAACCCGGACTGGCCGAACATGAAGCTGGCAACCGCCATCAAGCACTACACGTTTGATGAGCGCACGCCGACCACCTTCTACTGCTACCCGCCCGCACAGGCCGGGGCGCAGGTCCAAGCGCTTTACTCCGCAGCGCCTCCGCTGGTCACTGCGCCAGAGGATGAGCTTGATCTATCCCGCGCCTACATCGGCCCGCTGGTAAGCTACATCCTGTACCGGGCACTGGCGAAGGATAGCGAGTACGGCAATGGCGCAGTCGCTGCCGCTCACTACCAGGCGTTCAGCGAAGCGCTTGGCACCCGTAACGAGGTAAGCGGCGCAGTGTCGCCTAACGCGGGCTCAGTATGATCGACCTTGACGTATTCCTGCCGAACATCATGCCCTACGCCTTGGGATGCCCAGAGCCTGTAGCGTTCCACAACATCCGCCAGGCCGCGCAGGAGTTCTGCGAGCGCACAAAGCTATGGCGTGACAGTGACGAGTTCACCGTGGCCTCCGACAACTGCAGCTTTGTGTGCGTGCCGGACGGTGCCGAGCTGTACCAGCTTGAGCATGCCGAGTTCGACGGCAAGACGCTTACGCCAATCGCCATCAAAGATCTCGACCGCGAGAACTGGGGCTGGCGCGACTCTACCGACGGCGTACCGCACTGGATCACCCAGGTTTCCATGGATACCGTGCAGATTGTCCCCGCTGGTGACGGCAAGGTCCGCCTGCAAACCGTTCTGCGCCCGAGTGACGAGGCGGAGCAGCTGCCCGAGTTCCTGAGCAAGCACTATCGCCAGGTAATCGCCGACGGGGCACTAGCCAAGATACTCATGCTTCCCGGACAATCCTTCACGGACCCGGCGACGGCGCAGTTCTACTCCATGCGCTTCGATGCCGGCCTAAACAAGCTCTTCAATCGCAACATCAAAGGCCAGCAGCGGGCACCCTCCCGCACTCGGCCGTCATTCATGTAAGGAGGCTTAAATGGCCGCTGCATCGGATTACCTAGAACAGAAGCTGATCGGCCTTGTGCTGCGCGGCGAAGCGTTTACCCCTCCTGCTAGCACCTTTATCGCCCTGCACACTGCGAGCCCAGGTGATACCGGCTCAAGCGAAGTGACTTTGGTAGCTTTCCCCGCATACGCCCGCCAAGACGCGGCAAAGGGTGGGGCTGTTGCTACCGGCTGGATTCCCCAGGTTGGCGGCGTGACCAAGAACGCACAGCAGCTGATCTACCCGGTGCACAACGGCGCGAGCCCTATCACCATCACGCACTTCTCCGTGTGGGATGCTGCAACAGGCGGGAACATGCTGATCTGGGCGCAGCTGTCGGCACCGCGCACGCTAAACCCGACTGACGTATTTGTCGTGGACGTTCAGAAACTCACCGCCTCGGTGCTGTAAGTGAACGACTTTGCGCTCAACGCCGCAGCGGTAAACGGTTCGGTCGAAGTATGGATCGATGCCGTGACTGCTGCTGTTGAGC